AAAACTGTGTATAGCTCACTAAATATTTACAATCAGCCCATAACACAAGCTGCTACCACAGTTGCAAGCCCAAATGCGGCCTACCAGAGAATGAGTCAGTTCTGGGATTTGATAACAGATTTGAAGGAAGGAACATATAAGATCAGGAGTGAACACAGAAAATATTTGCCACAGGAGGCAAGAGAAACAGATGATAGTTATGACGTAAGGCTAAGTAGATCAACAGTAGTCCCATATTTGCAGCGTATTGAGAAGATGCTCTCAGGTATGTTGGTAAGGAAGCCAGTAAGACTTGATGATGTATCTGACTTGGTAAGAGAACAGTTGTTTGATGTTGATTTAGAGGGCAACGATTTAAACGTGTGGCTGTATAACACAGCGAGGTTAGCTATAAGCTTCGGTCATGTTGGAGTATTAGTTGATGCACCGAAGGAAGGGGACAAGGCCAGACCCTACTGGGTGACGTACACACCGAAAGATATACTCGGATTTAGGAGTCAGATCATAGATGGTGTAAGGCAACTTACACAGTTGCGTTTATTGGAACAGGTTGTTGAGCCAGATGGAAAGTATGGTGACAAGATTATTAAAC